TTTGGTCATGCCGAGGTTTCTATTCATGGTCCTACGTTGCCATTTGGAAGTGTTCACGCTGAAAAAGCGACTCCAGTAAATCAACATGATTTCGTCCATGGGATAGATCCGGTTCATCATTTGACTACGCTGAACGCTAGTGGATCGGTAACTAATGGCAATGGAATGGTTGTCTGCCAAACAGGTACGTCAGTCGGCGGCGCTGGTTCTCTTACTACTAGACGTCGAGTCAGATACCGTCCAGGGCAAGGAATTATGTTTGAAGCCACTGGTATGTTTACGAGTCCAGTGGCGTCATCTTATCAAATTATCGGAATTGGTAGTCCGGAAGACATTATAGCTTTCGGATATAAAGGAACATCGTTCGGTATTCTATGGGGAAAGAACGGAGTCAGAGAAGTTAGAACTCTGACGGTCACTACTAAATCTAGTAATGCTGAAAATATAACTGTTAGGCTTAACGGTACTGACTTTACGGTGGCCGTTACCAATGGAGCTACGACAACGGTGACAGCTAACGAAATCGCTGCTGGTACCTATACAGGATGGCAGACAGAAGCTATCGGGGCGACTGTCATATTCATTTCAATGAGCGTTGGGCCTAAGACCTCTGGAACCTATACGGTAACAGGTACGTCAGTCCAAGGTTCATTCGCTCAAACTAAGGCCGGAGTCGCTTTAGACGAATCTGGTTTCGTCGCTCAGTCGGCATGGTCAATTGATAAACTAGATGGAACTGGACCTTCGGGAGTAACAGCAAATTGGACTAAATTAAATGTCTTCAAAATTTGCCTTCAATATCTAGGTGGCGGAGCTATAACTTGCTACGTCGAGACTGTAAGGTCTGGAAATAATGCGACATGGACACCAGTTCATTGCTTTGAATTACCTGGAACTTTGACAACTCCATCAATGGGAAATCCGATTTTCCAATTTCAATGTTCAGCGTATTCCACTGGATCAACTACAAACCTGACTGTTTCATCTGCGTCATATGCGATATTTGTCGAAGGCGATATAACTTTAATCGGAAACCGATATTCTTTTTACGGACAATCTACAGCCGTCGATACATCAGCATATAGGGCACTATTTACGGTTAGGAATACTAGATATTTTGGCGGTCGCGCGAATGGTATCGTTGCACATATCTTATCAATCGCAGCGGCACTAAAGCATAACAATCCGGCGAGTATCTATCTCTTGAGAGATGCGACTTTGGCAGGAACGCCTAGCTTTACTCAATATGATTCTGCGTCACCTCTATATTGGGATACAGCAGCAACGACCTGTACGATAACAAATAAAAGGCAAATTCTTTGGAGTGGACAACTTGGCGATACCGGAAATCTGTTGAAAGATTTTGCCGATTTGCCATCAATTCAGCCAGGTGAAACAATAACGGTAGCGGCTCAAACTGCATTCGGAACTGCGTCCTATGTGACAGCATCACTTAACACAAGAGAGGACCAATAAAATGCCAAACTTAAAATCTATTAACGGCGTTGAGATTTTTTCCTCTGGAACTTGGAACAACGAGACCTATTCAGTTCAAGACCTAGACGAAATGGTCAGGGCATTTGAGGAAAACAAGAAAGGCTTTCGACCTTATTTAAAATTAGGTCATAACGAAGACCAGCAATTGATTCAAGAGGATGGTCTACCAGCGGCTGGATGGATAGGAAACCTCTACCGTCGCGGTGAAAAGTTAATCGCTGACTTCGTAGACCTTCCAGAAAAGATTTATCAACTGATCGAGAAGGGTGCCTATAGGAAAGTTTCGTCAGAGATATTTTGGAATATCGACATTAAGGGTTCTATCTATCCTCGGATGTTGGCCGCCGTTGCTTTGCTCGGTGCTGATAGTCCTGCGGTTATGAACCTCGACGATATTCTATCAATGTATGGTATAAAAGATTTCGGACAAATTAAAATTTACGCGGGCGTTGGGAATGATGCTATCGTAAAAACACATAACTACATTCCCGCTGAAACGAAGGGGAGACAAATGTCTAAAACAGAAGCAGAATTAAAATTAGAAATGCAACTCCAGGCCGAGCAAGACAAGATGAAGGAACTTCTGGCACAAGTTGACGCTCAGAAATCTGAGATGTCATCTAAAGATGCGGAACTGGAAACACTTCGCGCAGAAAAGGCCGCCGCTGATAAAAAGGCACTTGAGGCAGAGCAGAAACGCGCCGAGGTTGAATTGAATGCAACTATTGATCGTATGGCGTCTGAAAAGACTATCACCCCTGCGATGAAACCATACATGAAGGAACTCTTGGGCGCTCACAAATCTGAGTATTCCTTTAGCGGCAAAGACGGCGAAAAGAAATACAGCCGAACTGAATTAGTAGAAAAGATTTTGAAACTGCATACTGCGTCTGAGGTTAACGTCGAAGAGAGTTCCGAAGACGGTCAGCAATCAAGCGGTTCAAGCGATGACGTAATCAATGCTAAAATCGAAAAGTTTATGGCTGACAATAAGGTGTCATACAAAGTCGCATATAAGGCAGTAGTAAAAGCGACTGCACCTCGGGCGTCTGGTTATCTCACTGAGGAAGCATAAATAATTTTGAATATACGGAGGTTTTAAAATGGCTCATATTCCACCACTAAGTTTTAAGGTAAACGCCACTTTGTCTGCTTATCGCGGAGTCATGGCGTCAACTACTACTGCTCAGTCAGTAGACTATCCAGCATCTAGCTTGGATCTGCCAGTTGGTATTACTCTTGATACTGTTAAGGACACTACTTCGTCTATCGAGGTTGCTGGTCCTGGCAATATCGCAAAATTGTATTTCAACGACACTGTAGCATCTGGAAAATTGGTTGCTCTTGATAGTTCAGGTCGAGGAGTTCCATTTGTGAACGTAACTGCTGGCGCAGCTTTCGTTGGTACTTTGATCGGTCCAACCGTAGCGGCTACTGGTACGATTGCAGATGTTTTCATCATGCCTGGATTTAAAGCAATTCCTTAATTTGATTTTTTAAAATCGGAGGTTCTACTATGCCACTAAAAAACCAACTTCACGTTGACCAGCTCTTAAGCAATGTCTCCGTGAAATACTCGAACTCAGAATATATCGCCGATCAGGTATTTCCAACATTGCCAGTTAAAAAGGATTCGGACCTTTATCGAGTTTACACTCGTAACTTCCGAATCCCTGAGACTAAGCGCGCATCCAAGGGTGTAGCGCGTGAATGGGATTTCGAAGTTTCTAGCAGTTCGTACCTCTTAGAAGAACACGCACTGAAGAACTACATCGGTGACGAAGAGGCAGACAACTATGACATTGGCGACCTTCGCGCGGATATGACCGAAGAGTTGACCGACGCTATCCTTCGTATGAAGGAAAAGAAAATCGCCGATTTGTTCACTAAGACATCATGGTCATTGAACGTATCCTTGGCGGCGGCTAATGCTTTCGGCCAAAACACTACTGTTTCAAATCCTATTCCAGTATTCGATACCGGAGCGTCTACCGTCATCGCTAACTCAGGCTATAAGCCAAACTTCGGTATCTTGCCGCGAGCTGGTTTCGTTTCTTGCAAAAGCCACGTTTCTATATTGGACCGCGTGAAATATACGTCTGCTGAAATGACGCCTGTAATGCTCCAAGGTCTGTTCGATCTTGAACAGCTACTTATCCCTAACTCGGTCTATGACAGTTCAGCCGAAGGCGTTGCCGACGCTATTACAGCGATCTACACCAATGCATTCCTTGGTTGGAAACCAGCGACTCCTGGACCTATGAAACCTTCCTGCGGATACATTTTCGAGAAAGCAGTTCCTCGAGTTCGTCGCTGGAGAGTTGAGGAGCGCAAAGCTGAAGCCGTAGAGGTTCAGATTAAATTCCAGCCTAAGATCGTGGCCAGCTTGACCGGCTATTTAATCGGCGGAATCTAATTCCATTTATACCTAAAAGATGATTTGTTGGGAGTTGGAAACGACTCCTGACCTTTTAACCAAGGGGAATTTGTGATCAACATTTCTGAATCAAAAGAAAAGATCGATGTTTCAGAGGCGCCGCAGTCACGACATAGAAAAAAGGTTGTGAAGGAAGCCGCAGAACGAAAGAAAGTGGCAAGTAAAAAACAGGACGAATACTACCAGATCACTAATGGTAAACTTCAAAAAGTTACTGTCAGCGGAAGCGGTAACACGCATCGGATTTATATTTGCAATGCAGACAAGAAAAATGCCGAGTTTGTAGCTGACCTCAAAAAGAAAGGTCAACTAAGACCTTGATGGAGTCGTAAATGGGAATCTATTGCACGACAACCTCAATGCAAACTATGATGATCG